TCGCAGCGGACCCGTTGGCTACGGGCTACAACAAGGAATATTCGATGGCGACCTACCTCGTGATCGACTCGCCCCAGGTGGGCTACTCGATTGCCGAGATTAAGATCATCATCGATGCCTTGACACTCTTCTTGACGACGGGATCGGGAGCTAATGTCACCAAGGTCCTCGGCGGTGAGTCCTAAAACTCACTGCTTTACGACCGTAATGGCATTGGTGTGAAATTGCAGCATGGCTATGGATTAGTAACCCCCATATCGTAGGAGGAAACTATGAAAAGCCTGATACAACTTGCCGAGGCCATGCTCCGCGACGCGGAGCTTACATGCGCTACCAGCACCACGCGTGATATTGAAACCATCACGCGACGGGTTGAACACGAGGGGTTATCGTTTCTTACGATAACCCTGCCTAACCTTGGCAGTGCCTTCGATTTGGCACTCGCCTCTGGCGAAGCTGGTCCTCTTCTTAAGTGCGGATTCGCATCCTCACGAAAGAGAGCTACCCCGAAATTTCTCTCGGGTCTGCTAGACCTTGTGTTCGATTCTAAGACTGGACTGCTTCTTGCGTCCCCAAATATAGAAGCGATCGACTTTATACGGGCGCTCACGCGTGCGTTTAAGAAGATCCGCGTCCCCTGCTCAATAGAAAGAGTAGAGGCCGCGCTTGATGGGTACGTTAAGTGTGAGAAGGAGCTAGCCCATGCTGTCACAGAGTACATACACACTGATAACTTTCGAGTTTTCGGTGCTGTCTCTGATATTCTGTGGTCAAGTGTTCTCGGGGATCTTTCTGCAAAGATTGAAAACCTGGACATCACGCCTAAGCATGGACCCGGTGCCACCGCCGAACGTACTTCAGGTAATAAGAAGTACCTCTTCGATCGTTGGCATACTAGGTTGGACCAGTATTTTCCTTACGACGCTTTCGCTTTACCTAGCGTTAGCGCAATTAGAGAGTATGGTCCACGCAAACTCCTCGAACCTGGAGCGGAGACACCCGTTAGAGTGATCACCGTTCCTAAGACCTTGAAAACCCCTAGGATCATCGCGGTCGAGCCTGTGTGTATGCAATACACACAGCAAGCACTGCTAGAACCCCTGGTGGATATTCTTGAAAGTAACGCGATTATTGGAGGATCCCTTGGATTCACTTCGCAAAGTCCTAACCGAGACCTTGCGAGGTCTTCTAGTCGAGATGGCAAACTCGCCACACTTGACCTCTCAGAAGCCTCTGATCGTGTTTCTCTTGCTCTTGTTGAGCGCATGCTACGGGTGGTCCCTTGTGTTTTAGGGGCCGTTCTTGCATGCCGTTCCACTAGGGCGAGCTTGCCTGACAAGTCTTCTCTAGACCTTGTCAAGTTCGCGTCGATGGGTTCAGCCCTGTGCTTCCCGGTTGAGGCGATGGTTTTCCTTACCATCGTTTTGGCCAGTCGCATTAAGGCTAAGCAGCTCAAGTTGACAAGACAGACGATAGCTAGTCTGTCAAGTAAGGTGCGTATCTACGGAGACGACATTATCGTCCCCGTAGACTGGGTAGAAGCTACCATCGGTGACCTCGAAGCCCTCGGGCTTAAAGTTA